GAAGGCAAGAACCCTGCCGGAGGCTTGAACGCCAAAGGCAGGGCTTCCTACAACAGAGAGAACCCGGGCAAGCCGGGACTGAAGCGTCCTCAGCCTGAAGGTGGTCCTCGTAGAGATTCTTTCTGCGCCCGGATGAAGGGCATGAAGAAGAAACTCACCAGCGCGAAGACCGCCAACGATCCGAACAGTCGGATCAACAAGTCGCTTCGTGCGTGGAACTGCTGACATGAAGCATGAAACAGCAGAACACCTGAAGACTCTGGGCGATGCCCTTTCGATCGTCACCGTTGTAGGAGCGTTGGCTGACATGCTTCCTTCAGTTGCCGCGCTTTTCACCATCGTGTGGACGGGCATCAGGATCTACGAGACGGACACCGTCCAGAAGTTGATCAAGAGGTTTCGTGGAGATGGCCTCTAAATCCAAGGTCAACGCTGCCGGGAACTACACAAAGCCTGAGATGAGAAAGGCTTTGTTCAACCGCATCAAGGCGTCGAACGCCCAAGGCACTAAGGCTGGGCAGTGGAGCGCCAGAAAGGCGCAGTTGCTTGCCAAGCAGTACAAGGCCAAGGGTGGGGGATATCGCGATTGAAAGCGCCTCAGCAGTCTCTCAAGGCTTGGACACAGCAGAAGTGGAGAACGAAGAGTGGCAAACGATCTTCTGACACGGGCGAAAGGTATCTTCCAGAATCTGCGATCAATGCTCTTTCACCCGCCGAGTATGCCCGAACTTCCGCCGCCAAGCGTAAAGGCAAAGCGGAAGGCAAGCAGTTCGTCCCGCAGCCGAAAGGCATCGCGGAAAAAGTGAGGCCGCACAGACAGCGAGGCAAGTGAGATGGCGATGTCACGCGCAAACATGAATCAGCAGATCACGAAGGCCGGACAGAAGAAGGTCGGCACCGTGATGCGAGAGTTTAAGGCCGGGAAACTCCACTCTGGAAAGGGTGGCCCCGTGGTGAAGAGTCCCAAGCAGGCAGTCGCGATCGCGATGTCTGAGGCCAGCAAAGTCGGCAAGAGGAAGAAGAAATGAAAGGTTTAAACAAGTACCAGAAGGGCGGTGAGGTTTCTGGAAGCAGCCTCGATCCCATGTCCATCGAAATCGAGATCAAGCGGGAAGATCCGAGCGACAAGGAAGACGACAGCGAAGACATGCGCGGCGGCGGCAGTGTCATGCGTTACGCCAAGGGCGGCATGACTGGCGGTCGCGATGGTTGCGCTATCCGTGGCAAGACCAAGGGCCGGATGGTATGAAGCACATGCCTAAATTCAGATCTGGGAATGGCGTGCAACGATTCTCTGAGGGCGGTCGCCTTGGGTACGAGGAAGACCCGCAACCCGGCGTGCAGAGCGACAAAGAAGACAAGCCTAAAAAGCCTGCTAAAAAAGGCAGGCTGGGCATTGTTCGGTCGAAGCCCCGTGGCATGTCAAGCAAAGAATTCATTGAGGAATATAAAAGTTCTCCCGCTTCAGATAGCATCAGGGAAGAAGCCAGAAAAAGCATCAAGAAAGACAATGCGTCCCGCGCCGAATCCGGGACTCGCGTAGACTTTGGCGGCGTCTCTTGGGGCGATCCTGAGATGACGCGCAAAGAGCAGGAAAGAATCGCGAAAAACACTCTTGAAGGTGCCGCAGCGATAGGCCTTGCTGGTTCTGCTGGACCTGTTGCAAGAGGGCTTCAGACCGCCAAGCGGCGATACGACATTGGCAAGCGTGTGGATAACATGACAGAGGCGCAGCAAAAAACCGCATTCCTTCGCGCTGCACGCGAGGCTCGCGAAGTTGACGGCATGCGCTCTGGTGGGCGGGTCTCAGCAAGTTCTACGGGCGCATCTGTTCGTGGCAGCGGTTGCGAGATCAAGGGCAGAACCAAAGGCCGGATGTGCTAAATGGCTACGAGCGGCACTACAACCTTCAACCCGGAGTTCCGGGATCTGGTTGAAGAGGCCTTTGAAAGGGCCGGACTGGAGTTGCGTACTGGGTACGATCTCCAGACCGCCCGTCGTTCCATGAACTTTATGTCCTTGGAATGGCAGAACCGTGGCATCAACCTGTGGACGATCGAGCAGGGTTCTCAGGCGCTGACCCCGGGAACTTCGTCCTACACCATGCCTGCCGACACGATCGACCTGATCGAGCATCAACTCCGCACGGACGCGGGTAATCAGTCCAGCCAGACGGACTACACCCTGTCCCGCATCTCTGTGTCCGACTACGCGCAGTTGAGCAACAAACTCACTCAGGGCATGCCAGTCCAGATCTACATCGATCGACAGCGTGCAGCCCCTGTGGTGCATCTGTGGCCCGTCCCGGACAACACCCAGACCTACACCTTGGTCTACTGGCGCATGCGTCGGATCCAAGATGTCGGCAGCGGTGCCGCCAACACGATCGATGTGCCTGCGCGGTTTCTGCCGTGCCTTGTCTCTGGTCTCGCCTACTACATCGCCATGAAGCGTCCTGAAGCCGCTGCTCGGCTTGAGTTCCTCAAACGCGAATACGAGATCCAGTGGGAACTTGCAGCCGGGGAAGACCGTGAGAAGGCTTCCGTCCGGTTCGTCCCAGTCAATTCCTATGTGGGTCGTGTCGTCTGATGGGTACTCCGTTCTCGTCTGGCAAGATCGCATTCGGATTCTGCGACCGTTGTGGGCAGAGAGCGCCGCTCAACTCCATGAAGGAGCAGTACGAGAACCTGCTTCCGACCGGGGCCATCGTGTGCAACGAGTGCTTGGATGTCGATCATCCGCAGTTGCAACTCGGCAGGATCAAGGTCGATGACCCTCAAGGGCTGAGGAATCCGCGACCGGACAACACCTTCTTCGCTGTCGGCAACCAAGGCGCTACCGGAAGCCGGATGATCCAGTGGGGCTGGAACCCCGTTGGCGGGGCAAGGGCGTATGACGATGGCCTGACCCCCAATGACCTCGTTGCGCGTGGTCAGGTCGGCACTGTGACTGTGGTGGTTTCATGAACTACAGCCAACTTACCGCTTTGATACAGGACTTCGTTCAGAGCAGCGAAGCGTCCTTCGTCGCAAACATCCCGACCTTCGTCCAGTTGGCAGAGGAGCGGATCTACAACTCAGTCCAGATCCCTGCCATCCGCAGGAATCAGACCGGGAACATGACCTCTGGCAACAAGTACCTGTCGCTCCCAAGCGACTGGCTCGCGACATTCTCCGTGGCCGTGATCAATCCGACCACCAATGCCCAGACATTCCTTCTGGACAAGGATGTGAACTTCATCCGCGAGTGCTACCCGGACCCCGATGACACCGGGCTTCCGGCATACTACGCGCAGTTCGATTCGAACACCTTCATCTTGGGTCCGACGCCGGACCAAAACTACGGCGTCGAACTGCATTACTACTACTATCCTCCGTCGATCGTGACGGCTGGAACCAGTTGGCTCGGAGACAACTTCGAAACCGTGCTGCTGTACGGATCTCTCAGGGAGGCTCATGTCTACCTGAAGAGCGAAGCGGACATCATCGCCAACTGCGAGTCCAAGTATCAGGAATCGCTTGCGCTGCTTAAACAGTTGGGCGATGGCAAGAATCGTCAGGATGCATATCGTTCTGGGCAAGTGAGGGTGCCTGTCACATGACTATCGGAGCAATCGGTTCGCTGGGGATCGTGAAGGTGCATACCACCACGAACCGTGGGTTCACCGCTGAAGAGATCGCAGACCGCGCTCTCGACAAGATCATCTATGTGGGGGACAAGAGCCATCCGCTCGTCTCCGCGCAGGCCCACGCATTCAAGGACAACATCCGCAAGGTGCTTGTCCACTACCTCGATGAAGCCCAGCGCAATGAGCGCATGACCATCCAAGCCCGTCTCCGTGAGACCGGGTACCCTGAAATCGCAGATTTGATCGGAGAACTCTGATGCCTATTACTCAAGCAATGGCGACCTCTTTCAAGGTCGAGATCCTCAATGGTATCCACGCTTTCGGCACTACGGTCACCCGTGGCGCTACCACGCCGGACACCTTCAAGATCGCCCTCTACACCTCGGCGGCTACGCTCGGTGCCTCCACCACGGCGTACTCCACGACCAACGAAGTGGCGACTGGCGGCGGCTACTCGGCGGGTGGCAACACCCTGACCACGGTGGCTCCGACCTCGTCGGGTACGACGGCGTTCCTCGACTTCAACGACACCACTTGGTCCACCTCG